GTGTTAGCGTACAGCTACCTGAAGTTGAACCATTAATCACTACAGTTCCCATATTAAATCCCTACCTTTGCGTTTAATGCTGTGATTTGAGTTTGTTGTAGGTCTATGATGGCTTTAAGTTCTTGAATGGCACACGTTAAAGTAGCTACTAGGAATGAAGTGTCAATGCCTTGATATTGTGGATTGCCGTCAGCATCTATAGCATCTTTTTCACCTGTTACGCAATCGGGTACTACAGCTTGAAGTTCATGTGCTATGAAACCTTGACCTTTAGACTTGTCTGATTTCCAATCATAGGTAACGGGTTTAAGTTGGGCGATTGTTTCTAATGCACCTACCATAGGAGCTACGTTTTCTTTTAGACGATAATCTGAAGAAGTAACATAAGAAGTAGCCGTACCTGATGTATTAATTGAACCTACTAAACCATTTGCATTATAAAAGAGCATATGTCCAAAACTTGTGGTTAATGATGTAGATGAAATCCAGTAATTATTACCAACTGCACCCAGTCGTAAACCATTAACTGATGCACTAGGAACAGCAGTACACCCCACCAACACATTACCACTAGAATCAATACGCATACGTTCTGTAGGAGATGTGGTTGTAGGAGAACCTGCTGATACTGTTCCAAATGTTAAAGCTGTACCTGTAGTATTGCTATAATCAGTTATTGCAGCGATATCACAACCTAAAAATCCATTTGCAGAAAATGCCCCTAATCTAAGAATTGAAGTATGACTTCCAGATACTGACCCTCCAGATGTTGTTGCTATTCCAATTTCAGAACCTACATTAGTATTGTTTATAACAACAAATTTACCAAAAGTAGCAGGACTAGCAGTACCAATCCCTACATTACCACTAGCGTCAATACGCATCTTTTCATCTGCGGTTGTAAAGTCACCAGATGTACCAGAGTTGTTATTATAAAAACATAAAGCTCCCCCACCAAAAGGTGACCCACGCTGTAATCCAATACCTGCTTTAGTAGAAGTTGTTTCAGATGAAGCACTAGAGCTGACATTAAAACCAATAGCAGCAACGCCTGTCCCTGATTGGTCATTGCGAATTACAGTTTCAATTTGTAAACTGTTTGCGGCTGCATATACTTCTAATTTTTTACTAGGACTACTTGTACCAATCCCCACATTCTGACTAGCATCTATAGTGACAGCAGTTGTAGAACCATTAGTTTGAAGTTGTAATGTGGTAGCACTTTTAACGATAGGAGCTGTAATTGAAGTAGCTGCGACTGTACTTGGTGTAGTTGCGCCTACTGTGCCATTAATATTAATTGATGCTGTTCCTGTTAAGTTTGTTACTGTACCGCTTGATGGTGTACCTAATGCGCCACCTGTGGAATATTTACCGTTAAACGTATTCCAATCGGTAGAAGTTAAATACCCACTTGTTGATGTGGTTGCTTGAACCATATTAGTTGCAACTAAAGGCGTGCTAAATGACCATGTTCCATTTGCCGCAACTGTTGTGCTAAAGGTTGAACCAATAGCCATTGTGGTTGTAGAACCAGTTAAACCGCCTGTTCCAATGTTTACAGTTTTAGTAGAACCTGATGCTGTAGCACCATTACTAATGTTAATTGTTTGGCTTACGGTAGATTGACCAACAGTAATAGTGCCTGTATCTGAAGTTGTGCCAATCGTTACTGCGCCTGTCAATGATGGTGCGGCACTTAATACTACTGAACCTGAACCTGTTGAAGTTGTTACCCCTGAACCGCCATTAAGTACTGGAAGAATAGTGCCACTAGGAGCTACTAATGTAGTTCCAGTTCCATAAACTGCTTTACCAGCAGGATAATCGCACCAAATATTTTGAGTACCTACGCTGAAATTAACAACCGAACCAGCATTAGACGAAGCTAATATAGTAGTTCGGGTTAAGGTTAATCCAGTTGCACCAATCGTGCCTAATCCCACTTCCCAATTTGAACCAGTTTGGTCAGCAATAGTATAATAAGTTGTATTATTTGCACCAATACCAGCAGAAAATGATTGATATTCTGTAACTGCACCTAATAATGTGACTATCCCAGTACCGGGTGCGGCACAAGTTTCTTGAACCCTATCCGCTAAAGTAAACATTTATTGCTCCAATCTTTCTTTATTCCAAGAATAATCTTTGTGAAACTTTCTTTCACCGCTTGCACATCTTCGGACATTATTAGGGTCAAAACCAGCATTTTTAATGGCTTCGTTAGTTCCTAAAATTTTTATTATTTCATTTGTATATCTATGGGTTCCGATATAACAATTTTTTAATTGAAAATTATGGCTTTTGAAAAAGGCACTCACTTTTTGCTTGTGTTCTTCAGAATGTTTATAAACGCCTTTTAAACCTTTATTCCAAGCAACTTGTCCTAAATGGGAAGTTCTTAATTTTTCTTTTGTTTTTTCATCAGGGATTTTTCTCTTGCGACCTTTTAATTTTGCGCTAATTTTTTCTTTATGCTCACTTGATAATACACGCCCACTTGTTCCTTCTCCGCCATTTGTTTGATTGCAGAGTTTATGCCCTAAATCCCGAAAACATTTAATTAATACCACTTCATGGTCTAATGCTTCTTTTTCGGTTTTCCAACTTGCAACTATTTGCACATTGGGTTTTCCATGTTTGGAAACAACATTATTCCAATATGCGCCCCTATTGTAAAATCTATACGCCCGTTTCCCCTTACCTTTCCCTATATAAAATAAGCATCCTTCAGGGATATAGTGAGCGTATGTATAGAACATAGGGGCTATTTTATTAAGCTACCGCATCAATTTCATTTTGTTGGAAGTAGCGTTGTTGGTCATTACCGTCAGCATCTTTGTAACCAACTAAAACTGTTACTAATCCTGTTACTGGGTCAAAACCAAAACCATCAACTGTACCTGTAATTGCGGTTGGTAGAACTTGAACTACTGTTTGTCCGTTTGTAAAAGCCATGATGTTATCCTTATACGCTTAGAGAGTAAGTAACTTGAACTACATTGCCACTATTTACAGGCTGTGCGCCACCAGTAAATACGCCAGCCGATAATAATGTACCAGCAGTACTCATTAAAGTCGTTACTGCGCCTGTACCATAAGTAATGAAAGCACCTTGAATAGTACCTGCACCTGTCATTGTGTAGCTAACTGGAGTTGATGTTGAAATTGCACCAGCGGCGGCTGTACCGAAACTTGGAGCAATACGAGCGGCAAATGTAGGAGCATTAGTAGAACCAGCTTCTAACCAACCAGTATGTAAAGCCATTGTATCTGCGGCGGCTACTGCGGTAAATGATACTGAAGAAATCAACCCCATGTATGGACCAACGACTGTATAACCTGAACCAGTTAAGGTTGTTTGTAACATTAAATTTTTACCTAATGTACATACTACATTGTCAATAACTTGTTCCCAAAGCAATGCGCCACCTACTTTATCGAAACATTTGAAAGTGTAAACACCTTCTGCTTGAGCTGATTCGCCTAAACCAGCAATGGAGCTGATTGACATATTTGCTGATTCAACAGCGTTTAGTTTATCTTTCATGGTCATTCCTCTAAATCAAAATTGATGATGGGCTTACAAATGCAACGACAATTTGGCAAGTCAGCAGGTAAGCCATACACCCTTGCTCCATACATATCCCCAATATAAGGTGGGTCATCAAAAGAATATTCATTCCCTGACATTCTGATATGTAATTCACGAGGTTCGTTGCCACCACCTGAATGAATCCAAATAAACTTCTTCACTCCTACAGCCTTCAATCTGTTTGTATTAACTGACTGAAAAACTTTGCGAGTTTGGTCTGATGCGACAAGTCTAGCATGGCGCACGTTACCTTTATATTTTTTTGTTAAAAAAGGTACTAAATCTTTCATGCCACGCCCAGTTGTAATGGAACGCATTACTTGACCTTGTACTTCATTCAAAAACTTATAAGGTATTAGCTTAATCAAATTAGCCGCTTCTAATGAGCTGGCTTTAATCACATCATCTAGTATAGCGTTACTATACGAGGTATCAATGCTTATATCAGGTAGCGAGTTTTTTAATGCAATATCGCTATATTTAAGAGAACGCTCAATCATACGCTCAGTAGCACTTTTGGCTACTTTATCAAATCTTGGCTTCCACTTACGCAATAGAGCGTTAAGCATAATTCTATATTGGCTGGCTAATGAAGCATCCATCGCCTGACCGTAAGTTTCACTCTTAGCTATCTTATCAAGTTGTCTTTGAATATCACGATACATCAATTCTAATTCATTGACAATGGCTTTAGCGTAAGCTGTGGATATGCCAACATTAGGTCGCAATCCTGCACCTATAATATTGTTAGCCTTTTT